ATGGCTCTGTAGTTAAAGAAGAATCTTGCAACGACGACGATGAAGATCTTGACGAAGCAGTTGATAAGAAACTTATTAAGAAAGCTGTAGATATTGCTCTTAAGATGAGTGATAATATGACTGGTGCCGTTAAGAAAATCGAAAAGATGAAGAAAGGTTTATCTAAAGATAAAGAAGTAGCAGCAGCATTACAACTAGCTAATGAAGAAGTAAGCGAAGCTGTAATTGAAGAAGCTCATGCTATGAATACTCTTTTAGAAGATAAAGCTAAGTACAAAGCATTCTTCAACAAAGCACTTAAAAAGTTTGGTATTAAATCACCAGGCGAACTAGAAGGTGATAAGAAAAAAGAATTCTTTGATTACGTCGATGCTGGTTACGAGGCTGATAACGAGGAAGACTAAATTATCTTGTATAGATAATATATGATGAAAATATTTGACAAACTTAATAGCCGAAATTTTGAACTCTATGCGTCACAGCATTACAATAATCCTGAGTGTTGTGACGTAGAAGAGTTTAAAGAAGATTTAACACGGTTTAAGTATCTTAAAAGATTACTTAGACGTTATGAACAATATGAAGATCTTCAAGAAAGACTTATTTTAAACCATATCATTGTTTTATACAATGTTTTTGGTATAGAAGCAGCTAATAGAATGATGTGGTTTAAAATAGAACCAGAACATTATTCTATATTAAAGACTTTTTTAATCTTCTTAAATTACTTACCAGAAGATGCTAAGGTAGAAATACCATTAGATCAAGTCATAATAGACAAACTGAGGAAACTTTAATGAGCGTAGTCTCAAGAACAGCAGATTTATTTTACGCTTTTAGATTTCTAAAGCTATTAGTTTCGTCTTGGGATAAGACCGATGCATATGAACTAGGCATTATTGATGCTGAAGGAAAGATCCTTAAGAAGGCTAAAGATAGAAAAACCCCACAAGAAAAATCAGCTTACACGGTTTTTCATAGACTAGTATTTAATGTAAAACGGCTACTCAATAAGTTACCATTTGGTCAAACTAAACTGGCATCGTACGCATCAGCTTTATTTTTGATTAAAGAAAATACAGGTCTTACTGATGATGAGATCAAAGAAATCTTAGATAAAGTATTTGAGGATATTGAAGACTTTATTGGAAGCGATATATCAGAAAGTGCTTTATGGTTTGATAAGAATAATAAACTATGTCCGGGAACATATACATTAATTCAAGATATTGCGTCTCCAAACACCGGTGAAGTTATTGCTAATGCAAACACTAAGGTAAAGGCCATTGATTTTACAGAGGCTTATGGAGAAATATTTGGTTTAAACGTATACCAAGTAGAACATCTTTTAACTAAACAAACAATATTAGTAACTAGCGTGGATTTAAAACGATGAAAACATTTAAAGATATGTGGGAAGACGCAGCAGCAAATTCAGTAGCATCGGGTGGTGTATCTATGCCACCCGATGCTGTTAAGAAAAAGAAAAAGAAAGATCTATACGATGGTAGAACCAAAGCTGGTCGTAAATTCGTAGAAAGAATAGTGGCTAGGCGCAGAGCTGCTGAAGCAAAAAAGGAAGCAAAAAATGAAAACGTTTAAAGATATTAGAGAAGCTATGTCAACTTGGACAGTCACTGTTCAAAAGCCAGTTAATAAGCTTAAGAAAGGCGACAAGCAAGTTGTTAAAGCTCGTTCTGGTTTTGAAGCAATTAATAAAGCTATGAAATTATGGAAAGATCCCGCTCTTAAAGCTGCTTCTGCAGATTCATTTAAGATTACTAAGGAAGGTCTAGACTTCTAATATAGGTTAAAATTATATGAGTAAAATATTGATTGGAATTATTGTTGCTATGGGTTTTACTGGTATGATGTATTATCAGTTTTCTGTCGTGCCAATGAAAAACAAGCTAGAAGAACAAACAAAGGTTATTTTAGCTCAAGATTTAAGAGATCAAGAACAAAAAGCCGCTATAGAAGCTATTCAAGATAATCTAGAAAAGACCTCTAATTCATTAAGAGGTCTTCAGGTTCAAAATCAACAATACGAAACTCAAATGTCTGAATATATGGATATATTCCGTAGACATAACATTGCCAAACTAGCAAGCGCTAAGCCTGGACTAATTGAAACAAGAATTAATAATGGAACTAAGGAGGTTTTTGATGCCATTGAAGCAGATAGCATTCGCATTAGCGCTCTTAACGATTAGTGGTTGTAGTCTATTACAACAGCCACCACGTGAAGTAAAAATAATAACTAAACCAATACAAATTGATATTGTCCAGCCAGTTTTACCAAGAGCTTTAAAATTAAAAGAACCAAGATGGTACGTAGTATCAGATGCTAAAGTAATTGAAAAGTGCTTAAAGAATAAAGAAGGCAAATCAGATTGTAAACTAGGTAAAGAAAATCTATACCCTGAAGGATATACCCACCTAGATAAGTTCATTGATAGTATTAAAAAGAAACATGGCGGAGATACTGTGTTTGTTGCTATGACTGTAGCAGATTACGAATTAATGGCATATAATACACAAGAAATTAAAAGATATATTAACCAACTTGGTGAAGTAATAGTCTATTATAGAGACGTAACAATAAAGGTGGAAAATGACAATGTCAAAAAACAAGATGAAGAATAGATTAACTATATGGGAAAGAGCTGAGATTGCTGCTCAACTTTCAGCTATTGCATATATGAATCCTAAGCCTGCAGATACGGCTTGTAAAAAGCTTGGATTTACTTCAGGTAAAATTATTAGTAGAGATGGTGCTGAAGTACTTGTGGCAACTACTAAAAATGATATATGGTTTGCCTTTAGAGGAACAGAACCAAACAAACTCAATGATGTTATGGCCGATCTTAAAGTCATTAAAAATTCAGCAATAGCTGGAGGTAAAGTTCATGGTGGCTTTCAACAAGAAGTTGATGATGTCTGGATGGATATTGTAAAAGAACTAGAACATAACGATCAATTAAAGGTAAGAAAGGATGTGTATTTTACTGGGCATAGTCTGGGTGCTGCTATGGCTACTATTAGTGCCACGCGTTATGAACCTCAAGAACTCTTTACATTCGGATCGCCGAGAGTCGGAGGTAAACAATTCATCAAAAATTTAAAGTGTGATCATTTTAGATTTATGAATAATAACGATATTGTATGCAGAATCCCACCAGCATGGTTAGGATTTAGACATCATGGTACTATGATATACTTTAATCGATTTGGTGATAAGGCGTTAAAGCCAACGTGGACTGATTTCTTTTATGGTATTATTCAGTCATGGAAAAGATGGACATTCTTTGATGGTGTTGTAGACCATGGAATGCCTAACTATGTTACAGCTATTAAAAAACTAGCTAAAACGGAGAAGTAATATGCATTGGCTATTAATACTTACGCTTAAATCAATATTATCTTCAGTCATTGGTAGTTCATTCTACCAATGGTTTCAAGGTACCACTATGGGTATATGGTTTCAAAAGAAAGTCGATCAATATATGGAATACTTTGCTGAAAAGTATGACCTTGAATTGGCTAAAAAGGACGCAAAGTTCAGAAAACAATATCCACTTCAAGCTGATCGATTGGATCATCTAGAAGCTGATTTTATGACTATATGGGAACTTCCTGTTATTCAAAAGGCTATCGTCAACGAATTGAAAAAAAATAAATAAAATAAACGTTTACAAAGCGTGGGTTTTATGTTATAATATATACTATTACTAATTAATAAACTATGAATGATGGATAACCACTTATGACGATGCACGTAACTAAGCGCAATGGCACATCACAAGACTTTGATTTAGAAAAAGTACACAAAGTTTTAGAATGGGCTACTGCCGATATATCGGGAGTTTCAGTCTCCGAAATAGAAATTAAAGCAAATATACAATTATATGATAAGATTCCAGCATATGATATTCATGAACTTCTTATTAAATCAGCTGCAGAACTAATTTCTGATCATACTCCAAATTATCAATATGTTGCAGCTCGATTAATATCCTATAAGCTTCGTAAAGAAGTTTATGGCCAATTTAAGCCAAAGCCATTAGTTGAAGTTGTAATTGACAATGTAGGTCGTGGAGTTTACGATGGCGCAATTATGCAGGACTATACTCGTGAAGAACTATTAGAACTAGATGCTTCAATTAAACACGATAGGGATGATACATTCACCTTTGCTGGTATGGAACAGTTTAGAGGTAAGTATTTAGTTCAAGATCGAAAGACTAAAGTTCATTATGAAACACCTCAAATATTGTATATGATGATTTCAGCAACTTTGTTTGGAAAATATTCTAAAGAAACTCGACTAAAATATGTTAAGGATTATTACGATGCGATATCTCAGTTCTACATTTCGTTACCTACTCCAATTATGGCTGGCGTGCGTACACCGACGCGTCAGTTTTCAAGTTGTGTGCTTATCGAATCTGGCGACAATCTTGACAGTATTAATGCTACTGCCACCTCTATTGTAAAATATATTAGTAAGAAGGCCGGCATTGGTATTGGAGCTGGTTCTATCCGAGCTGAAGGTTCAAGAGTTGGTGATGGTTCAGTTGTTCATACCGGTTTGATTCCATTCTTAAAGTATTTTCAAGCTGCAGTTAAATCTTGTTCTCAAGGCGGCGTTCGTGGTGGAGCTGCTACTGTATATCTACCAATGTGGCATTATGAATTTGAAGATCTTATTGTGCTTAAAAACAACAAAGGCATTGAAGAAAATCGCGTAAGACATATGGACTATGCATTCCAAGTTAATAAGCTAATGTATGAGCGACTATTGACTGGTGGGGATATTACATTCTTTTGTCCAAATGATGTACCTGGTTTGTATGAGTCTTTCTTTGATGATCAAGATAAGTTTAAAACTTTATATGAAAAATACGAAAAGACTCGTTCTATTCGTAAGAAGACATTACCAGCAACTGATGTATTCTCTACTCTTATTCAACAACGTAAAGATACTGGTAGAATTTACATCATGAACGTAGATCATGCAAATGAACATGGCGCATTTAAACCTAAAGTTGCTCCAGTTCGTATGAGTAACCTATGTTGCGAAATTGATCTACCAACAAGTCCATTGTCAGATAATCCTGAAGATGGAGAAATCTCTCTATGTACATTATCAGCAATCAATTGGGGTCTTATTAATAACCCTGCTGAATTTGAAAAGTACTGTGATTTAAGTGTTAGAGCATTAGATGAATTACTTGATTACCAAAACTATCCAGTACTAGCTGCTGAAAAGGGTACTATGAATCGTAGACCACTTGGTATTGGTATTATCAACTTAGCGTACTTCTTAGCCAAACGTGGACTTAAGTATGATGAAGGCGCATTTGAAACTGTAGATGAATATGCTGAAGCATGGTCATATTACTTAATTAAAGCTTCTCAGCAATTAGCAGTTGAAAAAGGTGAAATACCTTTGAAAGATCACACTAAATATGCCGATGGAGTATTGCCAATTGATACATATAAAAGAGAGCTAAATAATTTAATAGAGCATAAAGAAAGACTACCGTGGAACGAGCTTCGAGAGAAACTCAAAGAAACGGGAACCCGCAATTCTACTCTAATGGCACTTATGCCAGCTGAAACAAGCGCTCAAATCTCTAATAGCACGAATGGTATTGAACCACCTCGTGCATTAGTTAGTTACAAGCAGTCTAAAGATGGTGTTATGGCTCAGGTTGTTCCTGGGTATCATCACCTTAAAAATAAGTATGACCTATTATGGGATCAAAAGTCTCCTGATGGTTATCTTAAAATCTGTGCGATTCTACAAAAGTACATTGATCAAGGCATTAGTGTAAATACATCTTATAATCCAGAACACTTCGAAGATAATAAGATTCCTATGTCTGTAATGATGACTGATTTGGTAACAGCATATAAGTACGGATTAAAACAACTTTACTATTTCAATACGTTTGATGGGGCTGGAGAAATGACAGATGAAACAACCCATCATGCATACGATGGAGAGAGTTCACAATATGAGGACGACGATTGTGAATCATGTAAAATATGAAAAAAAGGCCAAAAATAAAAATGAAGGGTGGAGCTGAATGGGATGCTCTTACAAGCGCTAAAGGATTCTACTGCTATTTAACTAGACCAGGAGTATCAGCTAGTATTAAAAAAGGTTATAATAAACGATTTAGAAAACAAGGAAAAATTAATGGCAGTATTGAAGAAGAATAAAAAATCGCATCTTTCTAAAATGATGTTTTTGGATGAAGCGGTTGATATTCAAAGATACGATGAAGTAAAGTATCCACAAATGGATAAAATAACAGACAAGCAATTAGGTTTCTTTTGGAGACCTGAAGAAGTAGACGTCTCTAAAGACAAAAAGGATTTTAATTCTCTTACAGAAAATGAGCAACATATTTTTACAAGTAATCTTAAACGGCAGATTCTACTTGATAGCGTTCAAGGTCGTGCTCCAAACCTAGCATTTCTTCCTATAGTATCTTTACCTGAAGTAGAGAACTGGATTGAAACATGGTCGTTTTCAGAAACAATTCATAGTAGATCGTACACGCATATTATTCGTAATATTTATCCAGATCCATCTTTTGTATTTGATGATCTATTAAATCAAAAGAATATTATGGACTGCGGTAAATCTATTGCTAAATACTATGATGATCTTATTGAGGCTAATCATAATTCATCTATAAGTAAAATGAATCATAAACGTGCTATTTGGATGGCTATGATGAGTGCTAATGCTTTAGAGGGTGTTAGATTCTATGTGTCTTTTGCATGTTCTTGGGCATTTGCTGAACTTAAAAAGATGGAAGGTAACGCAAAGATTATTAAGTTAATTGCTCGAGATGAGAATGTTCACTTAGCATCAACTACAACTATGTTAAAACTTCTTAAGAAAGAAGATAAAGATTTTGAAAAGATTGCTAAGGAAATGGAACCAGAAGCAATTGCATTATACGAAGAAGTAATTAACCAAGAGAAAGAATGGGCTAGTTATTTGTTTAAAAATGGTTCTATGATTGGTCTTAATGAAAAGATCTTAGCAGATTATATTGAATGGATTGGTTGTAAGCGAATGAGAGCTATTGGATTACCATGCCCTTATGTAGTTCCACAAGCAAACCCATTACCATGGACTGAAAAGTGGATTGGCGGTGGTAATGTACAAGTTGCTCCACAAGAAACAGAAATCAGCTCTTATGTAATTGGTGGAGTTAAACAAGATATAGATAGTAATGCGTTAAAAGGATTAAGTTTATGATGAAAATAGAAATCTATAGCAAGAGTCAATGCCCATTCTGTGAGTACGCAAAGCAGAAAGCAGAAAACTTAAAGAGTTATGGTATAGCGGAATATGAAGTATTCGAACTTGGAAAGGACTTTAATCGTGAAGAGCTATTAAAGAAATTCCCTCTTGCAAGGACCTTCCCACAAATAAAAGTTGATGGTGTATCTATTGGCGGTTGGGATCAATTTAAAAACATAGGATAACATATGAAGCGATCAGTAGTTAACTGTGAAGTTTGTTATAATAGAAGCATTGTTGGACATCAGGAAGACGAGATAGTTTTATTCTGTCCACATTGTGGTGAAGAACAGGATGAAGCTCTAGAAGAACTAGACTTTAACGACGAGTAATGACATGGCACTATCAAGGTTCAGAATGGCTACCGCCAGAAGACTTCAATCACAAAGACGTTTACGGTTTTGTCTACCTGATAACGAATCTAGCAACATCCCAGAAGTATGTTGGAAAGAAGTTCTTCTGGTCTCAAAAGACTCTAGGAATAACCAAGACTCGAAAGAGGAGAAAGAAAACCTTAGTTGAATCTGATTGGCAGACGTACTGGGGTTCTAATAAGCATCTTCAAGAACATCATGAGAAGATGGGAGACGATGGATTTTATAGGGAGATATTACACCTTTGTAAGACTAAGGGTGAATGTTCATACATGGAAGCAAAGGAACAGTTTGATAGAGAGGTGCTGTTTACTGATGACTACTATAATGGTATCATTCAGATTAAGCTAGGTGGAAACGCTGTTAAAAGTTTTTTAAAATAAACGTTTACATTTGCTTAAAAGTATGATATAATATATCTATTAAATAAGGATAATGTATGAGTAAAGTAATAGAGTTTCCAACGCATATTCGTCAAGCTGCTATTGACGCCGACTATGCTGAGATACGAACTGAATACGAAGAATACGTTGAAGAATGTAGAGAGGCTGCTCAAACTGTCCTTCTTGTAATAGAGGAAGTATTGTTAAACGATCATAGCGAATTTGATGAACTAGATTTTAGAGATGAAGACTTACCTGAATCTCGTGATATGTTTGTTATTATGAATATGGTCTCTTCAATGTTAATGCGTTACGGTGGAGTTCATCATTTTTTACATGATGACTTTAATAATTTATATGAAAAACTAATGGGTATTGATGAATGATTTTACTTGATTATAGCCAAATAGCGCTATCTAATATTATTGTACAAAAGCTTAATGATGAAAATATGATACGTCATATGATACTAAACAGTATTCGTATGTATAATAAAAAGTATCGGAAAGAGTATGGTCAAATGGTAATCTGTGCTGATGGTGCTGGTTACTGGCGTAAAGATTACTTTCCTGTATATAAAGGAATGCGTAAAAAGAATCGTGATGAACAATCTACAGTTGATTGGGGCGAGATCTTTAGAATCTTAAACTTAGTACGTGAAGAGTTAAAAGAACACTTTCCGTATAAGGTAATACATTTAGATGGATGCGAAGCTGATGATGTTATTGGTGCTCTTACTATCAACACTCAAGAGTTTGGCCAACATGAACCAGTGATGATTATCTCATCTGATAAAGACTTTATTCAACTACACAAATATAATAACGTTAAACAGTTCTCACCAATACAAAAGAAATTCGTTGTTGATAAGAACCCTAGGACTTATAAGTTTGAACATATTTGTAGAGGCGATAAAGGCGATGGAATTCCTAATATCTTATCTGCTGATAATGCTATTATGGATGGAATACGTCAAAGTCCTATAACTAAAAAGAAGCTAGAGTTTTGGACTGAAAACGTAGATAATCTATCTGAAGTTATGTCACACGACGAGTATAGAAACTTTCAAAGGAATAAAACTCTTATTGATCTAGATGACATTCCAAAAGTTCATAGTGAAAATATTATAAATACTTACGTAACACAAAAGCTTCCAATGAAAATGAAAGTACTAAACTATCTTATTAAAAAACGATGCAATCTATTGATTGAATGCGTAGAGGAATTTTACAATGGCTAAACCAGCAATAAAACCACTTATTAGCGAAGTGTTAAAAAGTGCTAACAAACTAGGAACTAAAGGAGAAAGAGTTCAATATTTACAATCTCAAGACTGTACAGCTCTTAGGGATATACTACGTATCAACTTTGATGAAACAATCGAATTGTCGCTACCACCAGGTGAGCCACCATTTAAAAAGTTTGATATTACTAGTCAAAAATTACCAAAACAGCTTAGATTCGAATATCCAAAGTTTGCGAACTTTGTACAAGCTGCTACTCCAAAGCTTAATCAATTTAAAAGAGAAACAATCTTTATCGATTTATTAGAAGCAATTCATCCGGAAGATGCGCAATTATTCTGTAATGCCAAAGATAAAAATATCAAACTCAAATATATTACAAAGGCTATGATTAAAGGCGCTTTTCCAAATTTAATCAAAAAATAGGAGATCTATACTACAAAAATCTATATCATGATAGTTTCAATTAACTTAACCCGGAGATTGCTTATGAGTTATATTCAAATTGAACGCCTTAGGAAGGATCGAAATGAGGCATTATACTATCAGAAAAAATTAATAAAAAAAGGAAAGGATGTGTTAGCGTATAAAATGGAGAAGAAAATCGCGCATTTAAATCATTTCTTAGATGATATGGAGGCAATTAGCAAGGCGCATTGATAGTAATCCCTTAGGTGATTAATTTCATTTATTTTCACCTAAGGGGTTTACATTTGCTTAAAAGTATGATATAATATACCTATATTAGATAATGAAGAATCGATATGAATATATTTGTTTTAGATGATGATCCAGTGATAGCAGCACAGTCCCAATGTGATAAACACGTTGTTAAAATGATTGTTGAATCAGCTCAAATGCTATCAACAGTCCATAGAATGGTTGATGGTATTATGGAACGTAGACCCTCAAAGTCAGGTTCAATGATCCAGTACTTCCAACTAGAAGATGAACGCGAAACACTGTTATATAAAGCATGCCATTTTAACCACCCCTCAACTATATGGACACGTGAAAACTGTCAAAACTATAAATGGCACTATGAACATTTTATTGCACTTTGCGATGAGTATACATATAGATATGGAAAGGTTCATATGACAGATACTAAACTTCGAAATGTTTTACAAAAACTACCAGTTAATATCAAGCATACAGAATCTAAGTCGCCCTATAAGTTAGCAATGGGTTCTAATCCTGAATGCGTTGTTGTTGGATTAGGCGGCACTGATGCTGTTAAGTCGTATAGAAACTTCTATGAGACCAAACAAGAAAAGTTTAACATGTGTTGGACTAAACGTAAACAACCGGAGTGGTTTAATGCCATTATATGATTTTAAAAATCTAGAAACTGGAGAAGTAGAGTCTAAGATGATGTCTATTTCTTCTATGCAAGAATATACAAAAGATCCTAATATACAACAAGTACTTTCAGCTCCAAATATTATTGGAGAAACCGGTGGATCTGTTTTAAAAAAAGCCGGTGAAGGATGGAAAGAAGTCCAATCAAGAATTCGAAGTGGAATGCCCCCAGCTGATAGAGGAAATATCAATACAAAATGAATAAGAAACCATTACGTTTAAAATTAGAGCATCTAGTAAAGCTTGATCCATTAACTCAGAATCAAAAATTAGTATTTGATTCTTTTGCAAGTGGTAATCATTTATGTCTAGATGGTTCAGCGGGCACTGGTAAAACCTTTATATCTTTATATCTAGCTTTAGAAGCTGTGTTTAAGAAAGAGTTCGAAAAGGTTATCATTGTACGTTCTGCTGTACCTACAAGAGATATGGGATTTCTTCCTGGTACTCAAGAAGAAAAAGAAGATGCTTACACAGCTCCATATAAAGCAATTGTTAATGATTTATTTGAAGACTCAGATGCTTGGGTAAAGCTTATTGGTGCAAGGCAAATAGAGTTTCTTACAACATCATTTATTCGTGGTATCACGCTTAAGAACGCAATTGTTATTATTGATGAATCTCAAAATTGTACCTACCACGAACTTTGTTCAGTTATAACAAGACTTGACGAAGATTGTAGATTCATCATGGCTGGCGATTATTATCAATCTGATTTTACTCGCAAAGGCGATCAAGATGGCATTAATAACTTTATTAATATTATTAAAAATATGCGTGCATTTGATCATATAGAATTTAAGTGGGAAGACATTGTAAGATCTGGCTTCGTAAGAGATTTTATTATGACTAAAGAAATGATTGAACGTGGCGAATTAGATTAATGGTTATATCCTTATAACTAAATGATCTAAGTAATAGTGAAATAAACGTTTACATGATTTCTAAACTATGATATAATATACCTATATTAAATAATAAAGAAAGGAACTACAATATGAGTAACTGGCGCCATGAAGAAAAAACTGAAATTCGTGATTACGATACAGAAGCTCGCAATCTAATTAAACCTTTGTCGCAATTTAAACTATATGAACTATATACTGTAGTCCATAAAGAAAAGCAAAAGTCTAATAGTCCTGTACGTGATCTTGAATTAGCAGCAGTTCATAGAGCTATCGAAAATACTCGTGGTATAGATCAATATAAATTAAATTTTATAATCAATGGCTATAAATCAGAGATGGCTACTAATGGTCGTCCTCAAGATGGCGCTAAACGTCCATGGCGTAAACAAGTATGAATAAAGGAAATTTTAAACATGAACCAATTGATCTGGGCTATAAAGACTTGGTCGCTAAGACTACTGACTCTGGGCGAAAATACGCTGCTCCTAATGGCGTTCGTTATCCATCTGTTACTACAGTCCTATCTATACTAAGTGAAGACCACATTAGAGAATGGCGTGCTAGAGTAGGCGCCGAAGAAGCTAATAAAATATCTAGACGAGCTTCTGGTCGTGGTACTGCAGTCCACTCTGTGTTGGAACGTTATGTTGATAATGAGGAAGACTACTTAAAAGATGCTAATCTTATTGTAAAGTCTAACTTCATGGAAGTCAAAGAAATTCTTGATGTTAGACTAACTAAGGTCTATGCTCAAGAAGTTGCATTGTACTCAGAACATTTAGGTATTGCTGGTAGAGTAGATTGTGTTGGTGTATGGGATGGTAAAAATTCTATCATTGATTATAAGACTGCTGCTAAGTCAAAGAAAAAAGAATGGTGTGAGGGTTACTTCATACAAGAAACTGCTTATGCTATTATGTGGGAAGAACGAACAGGTATGCCAATTACACAATTAGTTACTGTAATTGCTGGCGATGAAGGGGCTCAAGTGTTTATTGAACATCGTGATAATTGGTCTAAAAAATTACTAGAAACTATTGCTGAATATCGAAGACGCAAACTTTTTGGACACAAATAATATGAATAACTTAATACGTAATGCAATTCAAACTCCTGATGGCACGATCTTAGAATCGACGCATCGCCATGACTATAAATCTTATACTGATGCCAATGGTAAAAATTATATGGTTGATGGTGGACTTGATTATGTAAGACGTTCTGCGAATGGTGATGAGATTGATTTATGTATTTATGATGACGCTCCACATGCTATTCAAGCGTCTATTCTAAAGTGGGGGACGTATGGTATCAATCAAGATCAACCCCTTAAATATGTAACTATTGCTGAAATGGACACTGCTCATATTGAGGCGGTATTAGAACTTAATGTAAATCCAACTCTTAAAGCTTGTATGATCGAAGAACTTCAAAGACGACTCGTTGACTATGTAGCATATGAGGTC